AATGCAATTAATTTACTTGAAAATAATATAGATAAAATAAATTGGTATTATTTATCAAAAAATCCAAATGCTATTAATATATTAGAAAACAATCAAGATGAGATAAATTGGTATTATTTATCAGTAAATCTAAATGCTATGGATTTATTAAAAAATAATAAAGATAAAATAAATTGGAGTTGGTTATCAAAGAATCCTTTAATATTTGAAGATGAATCTATGCCTTTATAAAAAATGATAACTTATATTTTTATTTTATAAATGTCATTTGCTGTAAAACGTTTCAATGTTGTCAAAATCATCCTAAACAAATCTATATTTGATGAAAATGTTATACATATAATCTTAAAATATTATTGGCAATTATTAGATAATAAACGTAAAGTATTATTAGATTGGATTGATATAGAATGGTTATCGTGGGATTTATTATCAGCAAATCCAAATGCTATAGATTTATTAGAAAATAATCAAGATAAAATAGATTGGAGAAATTTATCAGCAAATCCAAATGCAATTAATTTACTTGAAAATAATCAAGATAAAATTTATTGGCATAAATTATCTGCAAATCCAAATGCTATAGAACTTTTAACAAATAATCAGGATAAAATCCATTGGACTTTTTTATGTTATAATAAAAATGCTATGGATTTATTAGAAAATAATCAAGATAAAATAAATTGGGCTCAATTATCCGCAAATCCAAATGCTATAGATTTATTAGAAAATAATCAAGATAAAATAAATTGGTATTGGTTATGTTATAATAAAAATGCTATGGATTTATTAGAAAATAATCAAGATAAAATAAATTGGGCTCAATTATCCGCAAATCCAAATGCTATGGATTTATTAGAAAATAATAAAGATAAAATAAATTGGAGAATATTATCAAGAAATCCAAATGCTATAGAATTATTAAAAAATAATCAAGATAAAATAGATTGGTTTTCTTTATGTGAAAATAAAAATGCTATGGATTTATTAGAAAATAATCAAGATAAAATAGATTGGAGTTGGTTATCACAGAATCCAAATGCTATAGATATACTTAAAAACAATCCCGATAAAATAAATTGGAATAAATTATCTAAAAACCCTAATGCTATAGAACTCTTAAAAAATAACAAAGATAAAATAAATTGGAAACAGTTATCTTTAAATCCTTCAATATTTGGGGATGAACCTATGCCTATTATATAAAATGATATCTTAATATTATCATTTTATAAATGTCATTTGTCGTAAAACGTTTTAATGTTGTTAGAATCATCCTAAATAAATCTATATTTGATGAGAATGTTATACATATAATCTTAAAATATTATTGGAAAGATCTTAAAAATAAACGTAAAGTATTAGTACATTGGATTGATTTAGAAAGGTTATCACAAAAAATGTAAAAATAATACGAGCAAACAAAGAATAAATACTATAGTAGATAAAAATGTAAGAATATTACAATTTAATGTATAAAAATGAAGTAGATAAATAAATTATAATACAAATGAACACCCTTACTAAACAGGAAAAGATTGAAAAAATAATGTACGTTTGTAAAACTAAACAGGAAAAGATTGAAAAAATGAAGTTTTTTTGTAAAGTGTTGAACCTCACTGAAGAAGGTGATTTAGAAAGAAGAAAGATTATCACAAAAATGTGGAAAGAACAAGAGCAAATGGAGAAAGAAATGAATCAAGTAAATAAAGAATCTTCTGATGATGAATAAATAATTTATAATAGATAAAAGGATTAATATCCTTTTATCATTTTATTTTTCTATAAAAATGTAATAATACTACAATTTTATTTATAAAATGAACACCACTACCGAACAACAGACAATTGTATCACCTGCTATAAAAAAGTTCAATATTGTTAAAAAGATCTTAGATAAATCTATATTTCATGAAAATGTTATACATATTATCTTCACTAAATATTGGAAAGATTTTAAAAACAAACGTAAAGTTTTAGTAGATTGGACATTATTTTTAATTTTTGCACCTTTCCTGTTTTATACAATCCAAAAATATTTTATATTATATATATTAATCATTATAATTTCATATTATTAACTCGCTATTGATATAAATTTAATTATTACAAAAAATATTTAACATATTATTAAAAACCTCTACAGGTTTCTAATAAATTAAGTGTATCAACTTTAATTTATAATTTTTTATTTTTATTAATTAAATCACATATTTGATTATTTAAAATATCATTTTTATTCTTTAATTTTTCAAAATTGTAATAAAATATATTAAAAATTATTAGCTTAAAATTCTTTAATATTTAAAAATGAACCTATGCCTTTATAAAATTGATATCATTATTAATTATTTTATAAATGTCATTAGCTGTAAAACGTTTTAATGTTGCTAAAAAAGATCTTAAATAAATCTATGTTTGATAAAAATATTATTGGAAATTATTAGATAAACGCAAAGTTTTATTAGATTGGATTGATATAAATAAATTAGGATGGGATAGTGTGTGTATTAATCAAAATGCTATAGATTTACTTAAAAATAATATAGATAAAATAAATAGTTCTACAGTATATTGTAATCCTAATTTTATTAATTTAATTGAAACCGAATTAAAAGAAGAATTTGCGGGCAATTTTTTGATTATCAAACAAATTTACATAAGTTTGTGTATTTTTGTAAGAGGGATTAAAACAAAATGGTACAACAATGTCAATCATTGTGTTCTCTGACCCTCTCAGTATTAGAAAAGATTTTAATGCTAATTCTTTACTGTTCTTGGGTGTTTAGTATATTTTACGTGTTTTACGTGTCAAAGAGAACATTCATAGATTGAGCATAAGTAATAGTTCACCATTCAAAAAGGGGTAAAACAGTTGAATACAAAAAATAACATAAGTAATATATCAACGCTGTGTCACAAAGGTTAGCAAAAATCATCATCCACACCCTCTAAATATTTATTATTTTTTTTGATAAAAATTGAATTTCATTTTTAATAATTTTAGTATTATTAATATTATTAATATTTTTAATTAATGACTTAAATAAATCTGTATTCATATTATTTATATGTAATCTGTGTAAACCATCTTTAACTCTCATAATATATTTAATTCTTTTTTTTGAATTAATATATGCAAAACATAAATTTTCTATAATACTAACTGATAATAATTTTTCTAATATTTGTTTGTTTTTATCATTAATTTCGAAAACTATTTTTTTTTGTTTCATCATTACAATATGAAAATATGAACCTTGAGTATGATAGCTTTCTTCTTGATATAAACTTAAAATAGAAATCATATTAATAATTTTACTTTTATTTACCTGTTTATCTTTTAATAAATTATTTAATTCATTAATTTTTGAAATATATTCTGTTAATATTTTTTTATATTTAATACCATTTAATGGTTTTTTTATTTTTTTATAAAATTCAAAAAAAGCAAAAAAATATTGATTAACAACATTTTTTTGACATCTATTAAAATAACATTCACTTATATAGTATGATTCCAATTTATTAAAATTATCATTTGTTATTTTTTTAATTGGTAATTCAAAATTTGTTATGTAAAAATTAATATCAAAAAAAATATGTACTAATTTTAATTTAAATTTACCATTTTTATGAAATGTTTTTTCATCTTTAAATATGTTTTTTAAATCATTAAGTAGCAATATTAATTTAATAATACTTATATTAAAATGTAATTCACTTTTTATTGTTATATCAATATCAGAAGTTAATTTAGTACTTCCAACATTTTCACATTTTGAACAGACTTTTTCAATACATAAATTACATCTTTTAATTATAAAATTTTTTAATTTTTCTCTAAAATTGTATAAAATCAATCTGTTTTTATAATTATTATTGATAATTTGTTCTTTCCAATTTTTATTTTTAAATATTTTTATTTTGTTTTTAGTGGTAATCCATATATTTTTTAAATTTTCAATTTTAGTTTTAATATTTTTATCTTTTTCATTTTCTAATAATATATTTTTAATAGTTTTATTACTACTTAATTCCATTTATATTTATAATTAAGTATATAAAAATATTTAGATCATATTATTAACTCGCAGTTAATATAAATTTAATTATTACAAAAAATATTTAACATATTATTAAAAACCTGTAGAGGTTTCTAATAAATTAAGTGTATCAACTTTAATTTATAATTTTTTATTTTTATTAATTAAATCACATATTTGATTATTTAATTTTTCAAATTGTATATTATTATATTCATTTAAACTTTAGTATTTAAAATTATTTTTTTTATAAATCCAAAGTTATGTATTTTATTATATTGAATACCATAAATACAATACTCATATTATAATGTTAATAAACATTTAACACATTTGTCAAATTCATAATTAAATTTACAATTTGGATGTAAACACTCATAACCATTAATATAATTTAAACATTAAACACATAAATTAATAATATATTCGTAAAACACAATAACATTTTATAATATTAAAAACCTTGATGTTTAAAGATGAACCTATATACCTACAATTTAAAAATGATAACTTATATTATTATTTTATAAATGTCATTTACCGTAAAACGTTTTAATGTCAAGACAAAATTAATTGGGCTTTTCTATTTTTAAATCCAAATGCGATAGATTTATTATTAAAAAATAACAAAGATAAAATAGATTGGAAATTGTTAGCTGAAAATCCTTCAATATTTGAAGATGAACCGATGCCCTCTATCATATAAAATATTATATTTTATGATAACCAACATATTCTATATGTCCATATGGATTACATATCATTAGTTCATCGTGAAAAGTAGATATATTATCATCTGTTTTTATTTGTTTAAAATAGATCCAACCATTAATTTGCTGTCCATTACAATTTAAATGTTTCATACCACATATTAATTTAACTAATTCACTATCAAAGAATTCTTTAGATTTTCTTTCAACCATTGTAGGTGTTTTAGGTGATCCTATACTATCTTCAAATGAATCACCTCTATCATAATTACCTAATGTATCTATTATTAATCCTTTCATTTCTTTTTTCCATTTTTTTGTAAAAAATATTTCTTCTGTTGGATATTTTATTTTCCATTTATCACTACTTTTCCAAAATTCTAATTCAGTTGTATAATTATTTATTAAATATTCATTATTTTCTAACTCATCTATTGTAATATTCTTAATGTAATTATACAAAGCTATAATAGTGCTAATACTACTTATATCTAATAAAATTATATCTTTAACAATTCTAAATTGTAAATCAAAACCAATATTTTTTGATATATACCGCTTAGTTCCGTATAAAGACGCGGTTTCTTTATCAGCAAAAAAATAAGAAGATAAGTTTTCTAATATTTTTTTTGTATTTTTACTTTTAATATTTAAATTTTTATTTTTTTTACTTGTAATATTAACACCTTTCCATAAATAATATTCACTTGGTATTATAAAAAAATCAAAACCATCTGTTGAACAATTCTGTAAGTCTTCTTTTTTAAAAAAAGAATATAAATATTCTTTTTTAATTGCTAAAAGTCTCTTAGAATTAAACAAGGATGAAAGTTTTGTTTTAATATAAGTTTTTATATTACGTAATGATTCCATTTATATATAAAAAATAAAAAAATCTATTTTTTTAAGTATTTAAAAAATGATAACTTATATTATTATTTTATAAATGTCTTTAGCTGTAAGAAAGTTTAATATTGTGAAAAAGATCTTAAATAAATCTATGTTTGATAATAACATTATACATATAATTTTAACCTATTATTGGCAATTATTAGATAATAAAAATACAGTTTTATTAGATTGGATTGATTATAGTAAATTGCATTTTGATGCATTATCTGAAAATCCAAATGCTATTAACATACTAAAATCAAGAATTAAATATGAAAAAGGTTTATCAAATAAAAAATATAATAATTTAATTTATTATAAAAAAATTAATTGGAGTAAATTATCTTCAAATCAAAATGCTATTGAGATCTTAAACAATAATAAAGATAAAATAAATTGGTCTAAATTATCTTCAAATCCTAATGCTATTGAAATCTTAAACAACAATAAAGATAAAATAAATTGGTCTAAATTATCTTCAAACCCTAATGCTATTAAATTATTGGAAAATAATAAAGATAAAATAAATTGGAATAAATTATCTTCAAATCCTAATGCTATTAAATTATTAGAAAATAATAAAGATAAAATTAATTGGTCTAAATTATCTTCAAATCCTAATGCTATTGGGATCTTAAACAATAATAAAAATAAAATAGATTGGTCTAAATTATCAAAAAATTCAAATGCTATTGAGATCTTAAACAATAATAAAAATAAAATAGATTGGTATAATTTATCATCAAATCCAAATGCTATAGAACTGTTAAAAAATAATCAAGATAAAATAGATTGGTATAGTTTATCATATAATCCAAATGCTATAGAGATATTAAAAGATAATACAGATCTTATTTGTTGGTATAGATTATCATTAAACCCAAATGCTATAGAATTATTAGATCAAAAAATTAAAAATGAGAATAAATTATTAATAAATGATTATGAAAATTTAAATTATTATGATAGGGTATATTATTTTTGGTTATCTCAAAATCCAAATGCCTTAGGATTATTAAAACAAAATCAACATAAAATTAATTGGAATACATTGTCATACAATGAATCTATATTTAAAAATGAAAAAATGCCTTATATATAAAACATTTTATATATTACAATAAATGAATGATTCTAATAAAATATTAAATCCTAAAACAGGTAGGTATGTATTAAAAACAGGCAAAATTGGTAAAGAATTGTTAGCAGAACTTAAAAAACCTATAGAACCTAAAAAAACTATAAAATCTATAGAATCTAAAAAAATTGATATTAATACATTAAAAAAAGAATGGTTATCAATTTATAATAAAGAAATTAAAAATCAAATAACAGGAACATTATTAATAACTATTAAAGAAAATAATTTTTTAGATATTAAACTTTCTAAAACTGAAAGAATAATAGGAATTAGAGGAAAAGGAACATTAATATTACGAAAACTGTCTGATATAGCTTTAGCAAATCGTGAAAATACTTTAATTTATTTACCTAAAAATTATACAGGTAAATTGTATGCCAAACCATTATGGAATAGTAAGCACGGTTATATGTATTATATTAATGATACAAATCTTAAAAACTTAAAATTATTATCAATAATAATAAACAATATTAATACAAAATACAACAATTATAAATTAACCGATAGCCCAACTAAAGAATTAAAAACAGATGGTATTATTGGTATTGACATACCATTTAATGAACCAGAATGGTTATCTAAATTAATTCCAGGTAATAAATTATCAAATCCAATTGTTAATAAATCTGGACAATTTATATTTAGTAAATGTGCTATTTCAAGTAAAACAATTGAACTATCAACAAAGTTTTTAAATAGTAAATTGGATAAATTTAAAAATATTTATCCCAAATATCTTAGTATTACAAATACTAATGTAATATCCAAAGATCTTAATAATTTCATTGATTCTCATTACACTATAGCACTAATTGGTTATAATCGACACGCAAGAATTATTTTCAAAAATAATAACAATCTACATATAATAGATCCTTGGAAACAAACTGCAGATGTTGGAACTAAAAATCTTATAAAAATAATACCAAATTTAACTTTTATTAAACGAAAAGCTGAACAAACAAATGAAGGTTCTTGTGTAGCAATATCATATGCACGAGCTTTATATTTATCTGTAAAAGATTATAATAGTATATTTGAACCAATACCATTAGAATATATTGTATTAACAAGTAGATTAATTTCAAAGTTTAGAAATAAAAAATGATTTAATTAATATAAAAAAATTATAATGCCTAAGTGTCCTCATAATCGTAAAAAAACAGATTGTAAAGAATGTGGTGGTAAAAGTATTTGTCCTCATAATCGTAGAAAAACTACGTGTAAAGAATGTGGAGGAGGTAGTATTTGTCCTCATAATCGTAGAAAATCACAATGCAAAGAATGTAAAGGTGGTTCAATTTGTCCTCATAATCGTAGAAAATCAGAATGTTATGAGTGTGGAGGAGGTTCAATTTGTAATCATCTTAAAATTAGATCAAAATGTAAAGAATGTGGTGGTTCTCAAATTTGTCCTCATAATCGTGAAAAATCAAAATGTTATGAGTGTGGAGGTGCTTCTATTTGTCATCATAATCGTATAAAATCAAGATGTTATGAATGCGGTGGTTCTTCAATGTGTCAACATAAACGTATAAAATCAGAATGCAAAGAATGCGGTTGTTCTCAGATTTGTCATCATAATCGTAGAAAATCAAGATGTAAAGAATGTTTAGCAGATAAAGATAATACAATTCCGGAAGTTGAAGAATATACAAAAGCAGAATATGAAATTATTTCATTTTTGACAAAAAATAAAAATATTTATTAATACTAAAGTGTCAAAAAAGTTGTAATAATGTTTAGTAAAAAATGACAACAAACTTATTAATATAAATTATAGAAATGAAAAACACTGAGCTTCGAATTATTATTCCTAAGTGGGAAAAAGATACTACTATTACCGAAAAAATTATTAAAATACAAATTATACCATATTGGTATTATGATTCTAATGTTAATGTTAGATAATTACAAAAAAAATAAATGTTAATATTTTAATTTTATTTATTTTTTATATGTCCTTGACTTATAAGATTCCTTTGTAAAGAAAGTTAAATATACTAAAATAAAAATATTAAATTATTGTAAAAAAAATGATAACATTAATTAATTGTAATTAATGCCTAAGTGTCCTCATAATCGTATAAAATCACAATGCAAAGAATGTGGAGGTGCTTCTATTTGTCCTCATAATCGTATAAAATCACAATGCAAAGAATGTGGAGGTGCTTCTATTTGTCCTCATAATCGTAGAAAAACTACGTGTAAAGAATGTGGAGGAATTAGTATTTGTCCTCATAATCGTAGAAAAACTACGTGTAAAGAATGTGGAGGTGCTTCTATTTGTCCTCATAATCGTATAAAATATAGATGTTATGAATGTGGTTATATTCCTAATTTTTGTTCCCACAATCGTATAAAAACTACGTGTAAAGAATGTGGAGGGAGTAGTGTTTGTTCTCATAATCGCCAAAAATCAAAATGCAAAGAATGTAGTGGTAGTAGTATTTGTTCTCATAATCGCCAAAAATCAAAATGCAAAGAATGTAGTGGTAGTAGTATTTGTCTTCATAATCGTATAAAATCACAATGCAAAGAATGTGGAGGTGCTTCTATTTGTCCTCATAATCGTAGAAAAACTACGTGTAAAGAATGTGGAGGTGCTTCTATTTGTCCTCATAATCGTATAAAATCAAGATGTTATGAATGCGGTGGTTCTTCAATGTGCCAACATAATCGTATAAAATCACAATGCAAAGAATGTGGTGGTTCTCAAATTTGCCATCATCTTAAAATTAGATCAAAATGTTATGAATGTTTAGCAGATAAAGATAATAGAATTCCGGAAGTTGAAGAATATACGAGTGAAGAATATAAAAATATGGTTTTTAAATAAATGGAAAGTATAAAAAGTATAAAAACTTATATTAGTTCAAATATAAAATCATTATTTGCAATAAGAGAAAAAAAAGAATATTTACTTAATTTTTTTAAGAAAGAAGAATTAAAATATAAAACTGAAAATGGATTAGATTTTTTTATAATTCCAAAACAATATTATTTATGGAAAGGTATTAATACAAATGATAAAAAAAATAGAAATGTTGATATTGAAAACAAAGATACCGATACAATGTTAAAAACAATGTCTTCATATTTTTTTGCAGATAAAAATACAGCTTCTTTATATGGAACAAAAAGATCGGGTGTTGATCTACAGTTTAAAATTGTAGAAGATATAGTGTTATTAGATATAAGTAGTCTTAAAACGATTGTAAGTTTATTTAGATATATAAAAAGTTTAACAATGGAAGATGTTATGAAAAACGAATATTTATTGGAAGATTATAACACAGAATTAAGTTCTTGGAATGAATATCCAAATTGGAAAAAAAAATATCCAACAGAAAAAGATTTTTTTGAAAAGAAATGGAAAGTTAATTTACGTGAATTAATTACTGATACATTAGGTAATTATGAAGTTAAAACAACATCAAATGGAAGAATAGGATCTCCTAAAACACCAACAAAAGTTGAAAGAAAATCTGAAGAAATTTTTGATATTTTATTAGTTAAATTTATATGTAGTATGACAAACTTTGGTTATAACGGATGGATATATTTTAGAATAAATGAAACAAATACTGAAGGATCAATATTTCACGATGAAATAATGATATGTAATCCAAATGGTTGTATTGAATATGTAGATTATCATAAAAAATAATATGAAACTTTATGAAAATTATCTCTGGTATCGTTCCATCCTTTTTGGTATAATTTTTTTGAAATGTTACAATCTAAATAATAAGTATATAATGGATTATATTTTCGTCCCCACATTGAATAATTAATATTTACCATTTTGTCTTTATTAATTTTTTACTTAAAAGAGCCATCAATGTATTTATTATTTTTATATTTGTAATATAGATTGTATCCAGATAAAAAAGGAATATAAGAACTACAGTGGCAAAAGTAAATAATATCTGTAATGTTATGAAAATGTGTAATATATTTTTTACTTAAATATAAGTTATTAACAATAATAATAAGTTTTAGATCACTAATATTTTGATTACAATATTTAGTATTTAATGTTGTAATTAGATTATTTTGATATGTAAATTTTTATAAATATAAACTTTAGATTCTTTATTTGTAAAAAAATATATCCCAAACTTTATTATGATTTGATAAATCTTTTTTCACAATAATATAATAATGAAGAATAAGATCCTCAGGATGTACCTATAAGTTTTAAATTATGTCTATTAATATTTGTATTATTTTTAATATAACCTAATGTATATGGTAATAATAAACCGGTCGCACCTATATTAATAATTAAACTATTAACATATGGTAAAAATATTACACCAACCGAAAAGAAAAATGAGACAAGATTATTTATTTTTATATATTTTAAAACTATGTTTTAGATAATTTGTTAAATGTTCTCGCTTTATTTTGGTTGTTATTATATCTTTTATTACTCTTTCTATATCTTCGTATGTATTTGGACTTTCTTTTTTGATATAATGTTTTAATTGACTAAAAAATTCTTCTATTGCATTTGTTTCTGGATGATATGGAACACTATATAATAAATCATTATTACTTTCTTCTATTATTTGTTTTATTATTTTTGACCTATGTATAACAGCATTATCCATAATAATTAAATAATTTTTATATTTATCTTTAATACTGTTATTATAAAACTCTATAATATTGGTAGTTTTTAAACCACCTTTTAAGTCTTTATATAATACATAATCAATTATTTTATCAGCACTAATAGCGAATAATAAATTATATCTTTTATAAGGATACTTATAAGTTTTATCTATTACTCTTGTACCTGTTTTACTTCTTCCATAAGATGGTTTCATATTTAGATAAATAGAAGTTTCATCTAAACAAATCGTTTTATCATAACTAAACTTTTTAATTTATTATAAAAAACTTCTAAATCTTCTTTTTCTTGTCCTTCTTTCTTTTCAGGATAGTATTTACTTCTTAATTTCTTTCTTGTAATTTTATTTGATTGTAGTATATTATAGATTGAATGGTCTGATAATTTTACCTTATATTTATCATTTATCAATTTAGAAAATTCCCATAATGTGGTTGTAGGATATAATTTAACATAATTTTTAATAAATGTTATTATTTCTGGTGTTATTTTTAAAGGTTTATTTTCTCTTATCTTTCTATCAATATTACCATCCTTATTATACTTTATTTTCCATTTAGATAAAGATTGATATTTACAATTAAATATTTTATTACATACATCTCTCATCGTCTTATTATGTGTTAAATAATATTTAATAGCGGTTAATTTATAATCTTTACTATGTTGTTCTACCATTCTCTTACTATATAAATGAACTTAAAAATAAATCACATAATAATATATAACATTATGGATATTACTAAACTGGTAGAAGAAAATGAAAAACTTTATTTCTACACCGAATCTATCACTAAAAAGAAAATTACAAGAGCGTTTTAAGGTATATGATATAGATGAATATAGGACTTCGTGTTTAAATTACAAGACAGAAGAATTATGCAATAATTTATATTTACCTGATAAGAAAAATACAGAACGAAAGATGCATTCTATCCTAACATATAAAATGGAAAATAAACGGAATGGTTGTATCAATCGTGATAAAAATGGTTGTAAAAATATTCAAAAAGTGTTTAATTATTATATGGAATATAATGAACGACCAGAAAGATATAAAAGAGGAGTTGATTTACAAAAACTACAAACCGTTTTAACAGAACCGTCAAATTGTAGTTAGTCGCTTTAATGCGATCATTTACATCAATAGAAAAGATGAATAACAAAATTATTATATTTTTTTATAATAGGCTTGTCTCATTTTTCTTTTCGGTCGGTGTAATAATAATTTAGTACTAATTATATAAAAATGATAACATTATACAATATAATATATGACATTTCATCCACTTGATATTTGTATTATTCAAAATTGTGTTAAACCACAATGTCTTCATCTAAATGGAACAAATTGTATATTTTTACGTAAAGAAGGTAATTGTTATATTGTTATTTGTCCTAATGAATCAATGATGAGATCATTAGAAATAAAGAATAATAATATTATATTGGATAAGGATAAAAATATTGAATTTATTCCAGGTGGTAATTATAGAAAAGTTGAAACACGAACAAATAATATTGCTCTTAATATTAAAGATAGGATTATTAATTGTAAAAAACATATTACATTAAATGAAGATACAGTAATATTTTATGATGTAGATGGTAATCTACAATCCGGTAGCAAAAATAGTAAGTTTGGAAATATTGCTAATGATTTTTGGAATAATAATAATATTTTGAATATAAAAAATATGAAAGATGATTTTATTGGTGTTTTGAAAAAAGTATTTTTGCATAAATAAAATTAACTAGTAGCAACTTTATGAAAAATATGTAATTCATTTTTATCTATTATACCTGGTGTAGGTAATATAATATCTTTAATATTATGAAATATATATAAATATCTATTAGTTATCTTTTGTATTGTTTCTAGTAATTCTAGATTATTAATACTATCTTTATTTTTATCATATGGTGTTGATTTAACAATAGAATACAATAATTCAATATTATTATTATTATCACAAGCTATATATATATCAAGAATGTTTTCAATATTTGGAAAAAACATATGTCTATTAATATTACTATTTCTAGAATAATGAAAACCTAAGGTGTTTTTAAGTATTGTTAGATGTTCATTACTTACATCATTTATAGAAAATGTATTATTAATACAATTATATTGAAAGTTATCTTTATCATTTAATTGTTTATAATCCATTATATAAACAACGTGATCATTACTAATCATAGTTGGATTATATTCTTTATTATGTGGTATTTGAATATTGATAGTGTTATTTGTATTTTTAATAACAAATATGATATTCACATAATTTGATGTTTTTCTATAATATATATCAAGATCATTACTCCGAACAATATTTATAGATTTTTGTGATCTTGTAGTAATACACAGATTATATAAATCATTATCAATTATTTCATCAATATCAGACAATGATTTAATATTTTTAATTTTTATTAAAATATTATTAAGATTATATTGTGTGTTTGTGTTTTCAGTTAAGTATAATTCACTTAGTAGATATTCAACAATGTTGTAATATAGAGGATTGTATGTATTTCTAGTTGGAGTTACAGTATTATAAGCAGTCTTAATAACTTTATCTTTAATAGGAGTTTGCTTAAACAATTGTTCAAAGAAATCTAGATTTTTTTTGTAATTACTAGGTAGAAAATCTCCGTATTGAATAATATTATTATATTTTTCAATATTGCTCATATATGTTTTTTTTTTATGTTTTCATTTTTTATTTTGTATAATAAAATGACAGATACTCAAAAAAAAAAAGAAAAAGAATTATTCAAAAAATTAAATAGTTTATATACTAGAGACTACGAACGTATAACAGATTGGTTAAATGATATTGCGATTGAATATAGTGGTGTTCATAATGGTAAAATAACTAATATATTAACAGGTGTAAAAATTAGAATTAATACTGATAATGAATATGGAACATATAGTTCAATATTAAAATGGTTTTTAAAGAATAAAGAAAAATTTAAAGATGATGCAGAATTATTTGATAGTATTCCTTCAACAGATTTTATTAAAATATCAAAAGATGTAATGTTATCTAGTAATTTACATCAAGCAATAAGTTCTACTGCAAATATGGATGATATTATTAAACAGTGGAAAGCAAATCCTAAAATAGATCCTTTTACATCTAAAGCAATTAAAGTTTCTATTGTAAATAAAAGTGAATATACAAACATATATGAAAAATGTTTATTACATTTATGTAGTAGTATATCGCAATTTGATATGAAGAAACCTGATGTATTTGAAAAAATAAGAGATTCATTACCAAATGATCATTGTTATGTTTTTAAAGATATGGATTATATTGAAAAATTAAATACTATTTATCCAAATGCGGATTGGGTTGATTTTTTAAAATCACATAAATCTATATTTTATAAGAAAGAAACTAGTGGTACATGTAGTGGTTATACTGTATATGATCATCTATTTTTACATTATTATTTAATTCCTAATAAAGACTTATTATATACTAGAACAAAAGAACTTTATATTGATTATCAATTATTTTTGTATGAAACAATTGAAGATCAAATTAAATCTACAAAAGCAATAGATTTAGATTGTTATGAAATAATTGAGAGTATGACACATAAAAAAGATATTAATTTTAAAGTTAAAAAGGATTTATCAAATGAATGGCCATATAAAATCCCACCACTATTAGCTTTATTTACAGAATATATCGATGAAATGTCTTATTATTTAAAATCAATAAGTCAATTACAAACTACAATATATGATGATTATTTCTTATATGGTGAAAATATAAGTAATACAAAATATGTAATTAGTGATTCAATAGACTATAATATATATAGACTGAAAACAATAGTTAATATAATAATTGGGACATTATGTAGTTTACGTGAAACAAAAGAAATTAAAGAATATTTAGATTTATTATGGCAATCAGTGTATGATATAATTCATCATAGACATATATATAATGTGAGACATAATAAATATGATAGTTTTGATATACATTTGCAAGTTAATAATGATTTGTGTGATATTGATAGTCAGTTAAATAAAGAAGATATAAGACTATTTTTTATAACTGCAATATTTGATATTGAAATATTACACAAAGAATCAAATACAGAAACTACTTATTATAAACCAATAAAAGATCCTTATGACAATTTACCGGAACCACCTAAAATACCAGATAAACCAGTTTTAAGTGATAATTTATCATCATCAGAGAAAGATAAAAAACTAACAGAATATAAAAAACAATTGAAATCGTTTGATAAAGCATTAAAAGAATATAATGATAAATATATGGGTAAAAGATTATCACCATTTTTTTCAGTTACATTATCAAGAGCAAAAAGTGATGTTGGAAAATCTGGATTATCAATGTTATATACCCCAACAAAAAAATTAAATAAATCATTAACAGAAAGTAACAAAGAAAAATTATTAGAAAAGTTTGAGAAAGGTTCATATGGAAAAAGTAACAGAGCTAAACAAAAAGGACAACAAGATTTTATGAATTATTGGTTACAAAGTGGTGGGACAGGTAAATTAGATGATTTAAAACTTAATTTGGCTTTAGATGCAAATAAGTTTAAAAAATATGCAAAACAATTGAGTCCATCTGGTAAATCGCCAAGACAAAAATATATAGGTTGTAATTTAAATGAATTAGATCCAATAACACAAAAGAAATTAAGTGATTTACCACTTAAAAAAATTAAATATTTATCAAAAATAACATCAACACTAGATAATGGTGAAAAAATAACACACTGTTATGATACTATACCTTTGTATAATTATATATTAGATTGCCATAATAAAGGAACTGTACCTATTAATTTAGCGTTAGGTTCTGTTTCATTAACCGAAGAGCAATTAAAAGAGGTTTATAAAAAGATAAAATATTTTACAACAGAAAAAACATTAGATGATTCATTAAAAAGTGAAAAAATAATGTTAAAATATGAATATAAAGAAAGAGATTACTATAGTTTTGAATTTTATGATTTACTTGGTAAAATAGAAGTAGGTGGAATAAAATTTAGTATATGTTGGGTTGATAGATCTTTTTATTATGGTGGAATACATAAAAAGAGTTTATTTACAGGAGCAATTATTGATGAAGATGATTTAACAACAGATACTATTAAATTAATAGATGAAGGAATGAAAAATACAAAGTTAATTCAAGTTAAAAAATATCCATATCATAAAGGATATAGTTCAAAATTATATGACACAACTAAAATATTAGTTGATTTACCTGAATTTCGAATTGATCCTCCACCAAATACATTAGCTGAACTAACTAAAATAACACGTGATTTTAATGATAAATTAAAACAATATGTAAATTAAAAATGATAACATTTTAATTTGTATAGACAAATGTCTATTTTTGAAAAAAGTTATGAATATTCATCTAACTCTATATATAAAAAACCTTGTGAAAATGAAGTAAGGTTATATAATTTGTTTAAAAAAAATTGTGATGTCTTAGATCGTGAGTCTATTGTAAAAAATAATGAATTATTTGCAAAAGAAATGTTAATGATACGTAGTTTTCTAGATGAGAATAATATTTCATTTCCATTAAATAAAAAAAATATAGAACCTGTTAAAAATAAATTAGCTAATTTTATTATGAAAAATAATATGGATATTATATTAATATTGTTAGATAGCGAAAATATTAAATTGTTATTTATTCCTGAAGAAGATAATGATGATCTAATTAATAAAATTGAGAGTATTATATTTACATCAAATAAGAATGTAATTTTAGCAAAAGTTAAAGTTTAAGAATATTGTATAGTAGAATAATCTTTATTTTTATTAATTTTTATAGAGATATCAATGATATCTTTAATTTCATCAATATGCGATACAAGTATAACACTATTAAATCTTGTTAAAAGATAATTTAAAACCTTGGGTATTAATGTGCGATTATAGGAATCAGCACTAGTCCAACCTTCATCGATAAACAATTGAGAACAAAAACTCTTATTATTATAAAGATCAAGAAAAGATATGCGTAAAGCTATGTTGATAATAAATTTTTGAAATCCGGATGCTTTGTTAATTGAAGTAGTATTATTTAATGAAAACTGTATTCCATCGTTTTCAATGAAAGCATTAATAGTGAAAGGATTTATAGTAGAATTAGTAATAATATTATTAACATTTTTGATAATATTGGGTAATACGTGTGTATTATAAATCCATTTTTGAAAATTGTCGTAATTATCAAGTATAGTTTTAAATATATGAATAGAATGATTTATATTATTTTGTAACAGATGTAAAGTATCATATTCTGTTTTATTTTTTGAATAATTATCAAAGTGTGTAATCATATTAGTTTGATAAATAATCAATGTGTTTATTTCATCTTCAATTTCTTTAATTTTATTTAATGCTTTATTTCGTTTATGGTGTATTTTGGAATATTTAATTAATTCTTCATTATAATAATATTCTTCCCATAATACCAATTGTTTATAATTTTCAATATTTTGATAATCTAATATAGATTCTTTAAAAGATAGTATATGTTGAATATTATTAACTTCTGTTTGCCAATTATTGTATTTTTCAGTTAAATAAGAATCATATAGTTGATGTGCAAAGTTTATAGTATAATAGATTGATTCAAGATCATTTTGAATTATATTTTTATTAATCTTATGTTGTTCATTATTTAATTGAAGATCATTTAGCAATTGAAGATTAGTTTCTATATTATTATTAAGTTCGTATATTGTATTTTTATAATCTTTGTAAAGTTTGTGATTTTGAATTGAATTATGATAATAATCTAAACTATCTTTAATTTCATTATATTCTTGAATCCAATTAAATATTTTATTATTTTTAATAGTAGTAATATTTTTATTTATTTTATGTTGTTCAATAGTATTATAATAATAATCTATATTGTTTTCAAGATACTTAAATCTTTTAATATATTTAGTTGGATTAAGAATTGAATAATTTATTTGATTATTAAGAGTAATAAGTTTATTTTCAAGTTCTAGTTTTTGAATAATCCAAGGTTGTTTAATACAAATATGACAATTAGGATTATATTCAATATGAGTATGTTTTGATATAATATTTTTAATTTCATTAATTTCCATTTGTATATCATAAGTTTCTTTTAGATTTAGCAAAGTATTATATTCATTGATATATTCTTCGCATAATTCTAAAGATATTGTAGGTTTGATAAATTGTTTTTCTAATTCAATAAGATTAGAACTATATTTTTGATATTTTTGATATTTTTTAGGATATTTTATATCAATAAGTTTAAAATAATCAATTGCATATTGAGCATCTTCTAATGAAATATCAGGTTCAGTAATTGTTTTTAAAGAATGCAAAGTATTATTTAATTTATTAATAGTTGTTTGATATTGTTGAATAAGAATATTATTAGAATTAATATTTTCATCAATAGTATTAAGATCTTTTTGTAATGAATTTAATTGATCTAAATTACTAACAATGGTTTTATTATTAGTATTAGTATTGGTAGGGTAATAGTTTGTAGTAATATATTGTAATGTGTTAAGATCTTTAAAATGTGTGGCAATAAGAGTAGAATAATTATCAATTATTGTATTATTAGTTGGTTTAATTGGTTTATTATTTTTTAAATTTAATAATTCCTTTTCTAGTTGTTTAAAATCAGTATTGATATAAGGTTTAATTTCATTAAGATTAGGTATAGAAGATGGTTTTCTAGTATTTATTAATAAATTGTAATCTTTTAAATTGGTAATATCAATATTATTGTTAATAGGTGTTTGAAGTTTATCTAAAGGATATTTATCGTAATCAATGTATTCTAAATGTGTATAGAGAGATTCTTTGTATAAGTTTAATTGATTAATGTTGTCGGTAATAGTAATAGGATTAAAATCAATTTGAACAATATTGTTATTAAGTTCTATTAGTTTAGTATCAATAGATTGTTGAGCATCTTTATAAGAATTTAAGCATTCTTTGATAAGATCTTTAAATTTGATAATAGAATTGAGATTTATACGGTCATCGATAAACTTTTTAATATTTTTAGGATCTAAATGTAGAAAGCTATAATCAAAATCTTGAGTAATCATAGATGTTTTAAGAAAATCTTGAAGGGTGCCTAAGTTATCAGATAACCATTTTTCAATAACTTTAATTCCTGAAATGTTTGTAGAATTTTCAGAGGATAATATAGATTCTGCTATTTTTAAAGAATTCTCATTTCGTTTGAATGTTCGTTTAATTGTGTAATCTACATTATCAATAGTAAATGTAATAGATGTAGTAGCTTTAGTTGCTTTAAAATTAATGAAAGATGCCGAGTATTTTTTACTATTTCTAGATGGAATTGTTTCACCGTAAAGAGCATAACAAATAATTTCATATAATGCAGATTTACCAAAACCATTTGGTGCATTAATAATAACAGATTTATTATTAAATTGTGTAAAATTAATAATATTATTTTCACCATAACATAAACAATTATCAAATTGTAATAGTTTAAGAGTATAATGTGTTGTAGTAGTATGTGAGTGATCTAAAGAAGATTGATAAAGTTCAATAGCATTAGATATTTTTTCATTTCGTTTAGTATAATTAGATGGTAGTAATAATGATAATGGATTATCAATATAATTGATAATATTAGGGTCGTTAAAATATAATTTAAAATAATTGGTATTAGTTATACATTGTGTTGATATTTGAATATTTTTAGAATTAGAAGTAATAACATTTTTAAAATTAATAATATTGATATTGTAAGATGTTAAAGTATTATACAATGTATCTATATTACTATATGTTCCATCAATCCGTATTGAGATATTTTTAGGAAAATTAGCGTTGTTTAAAATATCATTGATTGGTATTAACTTATTTTTATATTTAATATTCCAAAAATCATTAATATGTTTAAGAATAACAAATCCATATGGATTATATACCGGTATATGTGTAGATTTTTTAGTTTTAATATTCCAAATAAGATAACCGTGATCTATTATATCTTCACCAAAGTTTTGTTGAATTAGAGAACCTGAATAAGCATAAGAACAGTTTTTATATATATTTGATTGATGTAAATGTATATCACCTAAACAAGCAATATCAAAATCTTTTAACATTTCTAAAGGATATGAATTATTGGAATCAACTTCTTGATTATGATTAAAATAAGTTTTACAAAAAGAACCGTGAAATAATGCTACTTTTGTTTTTATTTTTTTATCAAAAGTATTTGGAAAATCTGGTAGATCTTTAATAATACCTGATCCTTCTCCGGGTATTAAAGTATCTTTAACTGATATTGTAGAAATACCAATATTACCTAAAGTAATTGTAGTAGTAGTATTAAGATAATATAGATTTTGTATATTAGTTAATAATATAGAATCTAAGAGACTAGGATCATTTGGATATTGTTGTAAAAAATCGTGATTACCAGGTATAATAACAGTTGTTGCTATAGTTGTTAAAATAGTTATAAGTTGTTTAAAAAGGTTAAGACCGAAGTTTTCTACTTTATTTTTATTGTGAAATATATCTCCGGCTACTAGGATAATAGAATTATCTTGATTTATGTTATTAGATAATAAAGAGTGTTTAAGATTTTGAAAAACTGTTAAATATTCATTATATCTTGAATATGTTTCAGTTCCAGTTCGTATATGTATATCAGCTAAGTGTATTATATATTTGTATGTCATTAATTAATAAAAATTATTAATTAAAATATCATTTTTACGATAAGTTTATTCTTCTTCTAACAGTTGTAGGTCTTCTAGGTGCATTAGGGATAGTGGGAGGTGGTCTTTTAGGTCTTACAGGAGAATTGAAAATATCATTATGATAGATAATTGATAATATTTTAGATGTAATATCTTTATTAATGTAGTTTTGTAATCCTAGTTGTATGAAAGGAAATATTTCATTAAGAGTTTTGTGATTAAGTTGCCAATCTTCTTCGTGCCAAATATCCATTATGATATTTTAATTATTGTATTATCATTTTTATATAAAAAATGATGATAATATTTTATGATAATTAATATGAATTGTATAAATATAAATTTTGCTGATAAGGTTCATAAAGCAATAATATATAAACTATCAAAAAGAAATAATTTTTATGTTAATGATATTACTTCTTGGTTATATTCAAATAATGAAAAAGGGAGTTTTAACAATTGGAATAGGTATTATGAAAATAATATGTGTAGTAATATTGTTATATTTCCATATTGGAAAGGAATATTTATATGTTTAGATAAAAAAGTAATAGGATATATAATATATTACGAAAGACATTATAATGATGATAATGTTGGTAATTTTCTATCAATTGAGTTTATGTTAATAGATCATAAATATAGATGTAAAGGTTTTGGAAAATTGGGGTTGAATTATTTATTAAATATGTATAATGATAAAGATTATTTTGCGGTGTGTATAGAAAGAAATAATAAAAATGTAGAATTTTATAAGAAAATGAAATTTGTAGAAAAAAAAGATAATAAAACCGAAAATCATTATAAAGAGTTTTCAACATTTTTAGCGAATGAAGATTATTGTTGGTTGTATAGGTTCTTAAAATAAAAGATTACAAAAATCTTTGTAAGTAGTTTCATTAGTTAAATCTTTATTATTATATTGTTCGAATGCTTTGTGTAATTTGAATGGTATTTTTTTACCTAATATTTTATTATTATTAAAAAGTGCTTTAATTATATCAATAATACTAGGTGGAAAATATCTAAGATCAATAATATGAACGTGTCTCATAGGAATATCAATATTCACAATAGGAATATTAAGTTGTCCATTTGTATATTGTATTTCAATTGCAAAATCATTAGGTAAATTATTAATAATTAATTTAATATCTTTACGTGTTTTACATAATATTGGACGTTTAATAGATGGATACATTAATTTCATTTTTTCAAATATTTCAGTTTTTTGTTCTTCGGTAAAAGGTTCTCTATTATATGGATTTGCAAAAGGTTGGTTAGGATCATTAGTTTTAACAGAATTATGCCACATTTTAAAAAGATCTTTGACATAAAAAGCATATGTTTTTTTGTTAGAAAATACTTTAATAACGTGTTTTAATTTTGTAGAATCCATATCAACCCAATTATCACCTGATATAAGATCATCTTCATTTATGACTTTAGGTTCTGTATGTAATAAGTATTGAATATATTGATCTTTTTTATCACTTGAACTAGATCTTGGTGAAGGTGTTTTAGAAAATGAAATGGATAAAGAACTAAATTCTTTTTTGACCTGGTTTTGTAATAAAAGATCTAATATTTGATTAGCATTAGCTATACATTCTGTTATATATGGTATATGAGAGTTATATTGTAAAATAATTTCAAGAATAATTTTAAGAGAAATATTACGTTCTTCAATATTATTATTGTTAAAAACAAAATCTTTAAAATATTCAACAGGTTTGCGATTGATAACACCTTTGATATGATTATTAGCATTTTGTTGATCAGGATCTAAATAATAACTTTCGGTATATGTAAGATTAAACATTGCAAACATATCTAAAGAATCTTTATCCCATTGAAGTGGATTATATCCAGGAATAATTTCTCTAATATGTTTTAAAATATTATTATATTGTATAACATTAGGGTTTGTTGGATTTTTTTTAATATATTTTGTAAGAGTTTTAATAGCATCAGTATATGTAGCGTTTGGAACATAAGCATTAATAATATTTTTATCAAATGGTAATTTAAACAATTGGGGAATATTGTTAAAAATAACTGTAGGGGAACTGCTAGAACTAGATTGTGATACTACTTGATGTTGTTCTTTGCATTTTTCTTTAATACTATTAATAGTTGAATGTGATGTTAAGTATTTTCCTGTAGTTTGATTTTTAACACGTGTAATTGTTCCTTTTTTAAATTGTTTATATTCTTTTAAAAATTCTATACATTGTTCTTTAGTATAGGTGCTCATTTATTTATAAATATTATAATAAATCTAAATTATTAACAATATCTAAATGTTTTAACCAATAATTAATTGATTTTAAATCATCTTTGAATATGGAATGTAATAATTTAGGTAAAAATGTAGTTTTTAATGTAGAATATTGAGATTTAAGATCTTTAGGATCAATATTTTTGAAAGATCTTAAATCATCTATGTTTAATACTTCTGTGAGTGATTCTAAGAGTGGTTTATCTTTATCTAATTGTAAAGCAATTTCGTAAAACTTTTCAATTAAATCGCAAAAATATTTAATTTCCGTGGAATCATTAGAACCGTGTTTAGCACGTAATTCTAAAGTGCAAGAATCACCTGTAGAGAGTTTATATAAATTAAGAATAGAATATCTGTTAATATATTGAAATGAATCAATGGTATATGAGTTTTTATTGTGTAAATGTGAGAATCTATAATTAGCTTTATTTTGATAAATGTGCATTAATAAAATTAATTTATCTTTGAATAATAAATTTTTATAAGGAATACAGAAAGTTCTAGGACTATTTGATGGGCTTGAAATGTAATCTTCGGGATTTATTTTACTTAATTTATCAATTTTTCTTTGAATAGCATCAATTTTTTTAATTAATTGTTTAGGAGTTTCAAGCAATGATCTTAATTGTTGATTTTGTGACTCTAATAATTCTTCTATACGTAGTTGTTCTTCAATTGTAAGATAATCTTTTGTATCAGTATAAGATGATGTTTCAAAACTGACAGGTATATTAAAAAATTCGTTTATTGTTAAGTTATCTAGAGATTTAATACTGGAATCAAGTGTTTGTAAAGGTCTGCAGTAATGTGATGTTCTTCTGTTAGGTAAGCAAATTAAATAAATAAAGTTTTGAAGAATATAAAAAACATAAGTTATTTGAAAAATTATGTAAGGATTAGTAATACCTAATTTTTTATCTTTAATACTAAAATGAATATGATTTGATGTTTGTATAGCGTGAAAAGGTGTTAATTTAAGTTTTTTTTGTAAAGAATTCATTAATAAATCTACACCTATTTTAACTTGTTCAGAGCTAGAAAACACAGAAGAAACAAATTCAGTATAAGGAACGTGGTTATCGGGTATTAATTTTCCTTTAAGTTGTTTTTTAATAGTTTTATAAATATTTGAATAATTAGAATGTTTAACTGCAAGGCTTGTATCTTCATCATAAAACCAATTAATTTTAGATTTACAGTTAGGTAATATTAAAGGATTTGTATCATCATTTCGTAATTTATCAAATAAAGAAAAAGAATGATAATGATTATTTTTACAAATGATATGCGAAATGATTAAAATAATAACATAAGTATCATTTGCAGTTAATTTAGTATTAGTAAATTTTTGTGAATTTACATTTTTAGAAAATGGAGTATCATAAACATAACTGAAAGGATTTACTCTTTTAATTTGTTTATAAATATGATTGAGTAGTTCTTGAATAGTATGACAATTATTTGCAATAATTTCATTGTAAATGAGTGTATAAAGATTTTTATCTAATTTAATAAAAAGTTCCATTTCAATACCAAATGTGAGTTTAGACATTTGTTTAATAAAAATAAATTAAATTAGTGTA